ATCGCTCTAAAACGATATTGTAGTTTTGGCATCAACAAGCCTTGTGATGCTGAACTTTGATCGTTTGCTAAAGGTACTGTAAATTTTGATAAAGTTGATATTGCCATCTGTTTCTCCTATTTATTCAAAATTAGTTCCCTAATTTTGCTATTTCTCCTGTGTTTTTGATTCTTAATGGTATGAAGATAAATTCAACTGATTTCACAGGTTCAATTGCTATATCAACATAAAGTTCATTTCTGTCTATTCTTGTAGGCGTGTTATTTGTCTCATCACACACTACTAAGAAGTCAAACAATGCTCTTTGTCCGACCAATTCTAACAAGAATGATTCAATTGCTTGTTTTATTTCGTTCCTTGTCAAACCATCATTTGGTTCAAAAATAAACGGTTTTGCTATGGCATCTAATTGATTTCTTAGATACACTGTCAGTCTTGCTACGTTTATTCTATCAAGTGCCGATGGTGCTGATGTCTTAGTTAGGTTACCAAAGTTAACAATCCCTGCTCCTGAGAAGAAAGTAATTGGATTTATTTTGACATCGTGCATTGTATCTCTTATTGACTCTGTGACAGATATCTGTGAGAATTCGCCTTCACTGTCAATAAATCCAACTGCTGTTGCATTTGTTACAACACCACGTCTTGTGCCTGCTGGTGCAAACCATTGGAATGCAACATCGTCATTATTAGCAAAAGTTCTCAACATCATGTGTGATGGTGGTACTACAATTGAGTTTCCACCGTTGTCTGTTGATAATCCTGACGGATAAAATACTCCTAAGTATTCACTTGAACTTACTAACCCGTCCTCGCCGTCAACTGTTGCACCTGCTGAGTTATTTGCATAGTCTTGAATTGCTGTCGCTGTTCCTTCTAATCTAAAAGGTGTATCACCAATTACAAACGCTGTTGTGTTACGATCAGTGTTCAAAGCAACCATATTTGAAATTACTTCTGGATAACCTGGACAAGCAATAACATTGTAACCTCTTTGGTCTTCTCTAATTGCTTGGTTAGTATCTATTTCTGATTTCAATTGTTGCACAATAACTTTTCTTTGTGCTTTTCTTCCAAAAGTTCCTGAGCCATCTGCTTTGTTTGCTGATTTTGTTACCCATCTGTCTGGATAGTAACCACCTACAGATTCGTTATTGAATCTAGGGTTTCCTAATCCACTTGAACCTGAACTTGGATATTTTGTTTGATTTATGTAATTGTTTTTGTATTCTTTTACATTGAATCCAGAACGTCTAGTGTTAAACAACAACATTCCTTGAGGATATAGTGCTGGATCTGGTGCATCAGGATCTAAGAAGTTATCACTTAATAAATCTTTGATTGAACTAGCTGTCCCAGCCGCTGTAGAATTGTTAGCGTTCTTTTCTGTTGATGTGTGATATCTAGCATCAGCAAAAAGTATACCATCTTCAGTGGTTTGATCAGTTTTATCAACTAACTCAAATGCCGCACCAGTTGTTGTTACTGCTACTTGGTTGGCTGTGTTAGTTGAACTGATTGTTGCCGCTGTGTTATATTTGTAAAGTTTTGGATAGTTTTCTAAATCACTGGTGTCAATCCATAAATCGTTATTGACAAGCGGTGTACCATCTGATTGTGTAGTTGGTGCCGTGGCACTAAACTGTGGACCATTTGGATCTGTTGCTGAATAAGCATTTTTGTATCCAATAAATGTTGTTCCATTGTGTGCTAAAATATCAGCTTCATCAATCTTAGTGTCGTACCATAATTTACCGTCTGTTGGTTCACTTGTTGGTTCACTTGTACTAGCTGTGTAACTTAATCTTTTGAAGTTAGTAGCTATTACTTCGTTACCCACAGTTGAATCTTCCGAATCACCTGTTGGTGCAACATACAAGTTGTCAATTAGTGTTGTTGAATTTGCAGTGAATCCACCATATGAATGAGCGGCACTTGTTCCAAAGCCTGCATCATCGAGTGGAGTACCACTTGTGTTGTTCATTCTAAATTCACCACCTAATTTGTGTTTGATGCTGATAGCACCTTTGAACTCGCCTTCAGTGATAATTGATGCAACTAAATTAGTAAATCCCGCCGCGGCAAATGCTGTGACAAAATCTTCTGCATCACCTAATGTAGAACCATCACCTGAAGTCATTGTAACTGTTTTTGCAGTGTCTAATGCTTCTTGATTTTTTAATGATTCTCTGACTGTGAAAGTTTCATTTGCTGTGAAGCTTGGGAAAGTTGTTTTAGAATTAATAATTGTTTCGCCACCTTCATATCTAAAGATCTGAAAGTCACCCACATTCGTTGTAGTGTCATCTTGTCCGCCTACACTCTGTTCTGTAATGTTGAATTGTGTGTATAAATCACCAACACTTAGACCTGTTCCACCATTTGTTGGATCAAGTTTGAATATTGCTTGATGATTTGTAGCGTGCAATGGAGCAGATACTGCTGAGAATGCACCTGCTGATGAGCTGTAAAGTTTAACACTTATATTCGCACCTGAATTTGCAGATGTTGTTTTAAACCAAACAGATCCGTTGGGTCTGTCTTCGTCTGCTGTTTTCCAAGTTGGTCTTGATGTGTGTGCCGCTTGTAAAAATTTAGGACCTTGTGCTGTGCCGGCTGTGATTCCAAGTTCAGCTAATAGTCCTGAACCTTCTTCAAATCTAATTGTGTTAAATCCTGCTGTAGAGTCACCAAATCCTAAACCATTATGGAATATTTCTAGAGCACTTGTTGAAGTGTTAATGCTTGAAGATACTCCTGGAATACTAGCATTGTTAATAGCTGTGTTAACATCTGATAATGCTGTACCACCAGTTGTGACCTGCACTCCGTTGATCTGCATAGTTGCAGATCCAGTTACTGTTGTTCCTGATGCTACTGTTTTTACAGGTAGTGTCAAGTGCCAAGCACTAGAACCTACTTGTACCCAAGTGTTAATTGCAGATTTTTTGTAAATCTTATTAGTTACGTGAGTTGTGTTAATTGCGTAGTCACCTTGTGAACCAATGTTTGTTTTTGGTACGCCTGTTGAACTGTTACCTACCAGGTCAGTAACTGATGTGATCAACGTTGGTGTTTTTGCTGTAAATTTTTGATCTGTTTGCGACCATTCAAATATACCATAAGAGCTTGATGCAAGGTCAAACCAGTATGTTCCGTCTGTTGGTCTTACAGATGGAGGATTTGCACTACCAATTAAGTCTGCTGTGTCAACATTCGCTCTTAACACATACGCTCTGTTAGCAACGCCTAAAAATGAATATGCCGCTTGTAATCCATACTCGTTTAATTCATATCCGTGTAAAGGATTGCCTGAAGCATCTTGATAAAATTTTGGATCTCCAAATGTTTCTGTTAATTCTCTTTGTGATGATATTAGATATGCAGTGTTGGCGTTTGCAGTTTCTGTTCCTGCCGCTGTGCCTGAGCCTGCACCATTCTGCTTGTCTTGACTAGATGCTACTATAAAAAGAGGTGTTGTACCCGCATCTGATGGTACATAGAAACTTTCGTCTATTACACTTACCTCTACTCCTGGTGATGATAATGCCATTTTTCGTAATCTCCTTGCAAGTTATACGTATATAGATTATTTATTCAATCGTTCGGTTTTTACGACAAAATTTACCATTTTTAGGTCCCTATATAGGCGACGTAAATAGTGTATATGGATAAGAACATAAGACCTTTGTGTACACAGTGTAAAACTAGACCAAGAGCATATGCTTACAAAAGATACAACAAGATATATTGGAGAAGTTTGTGTGATAGATGTAACCGTATCAAAGCAGATAAGAAAGTTGGCGGAGTTACTGTACTTCAACGATCTGGGTATAAAAAACTTAAAAAATGTGAATTATGTGGATTCAAAGCACAGCATCAAGCACAACTGGATGTGTTATTTCTTGATGGAAATCTTAGGAATGTATCAGAATCAAACTTGAAAACGGTTTGTGCCAACTGCCAAAGGTTGAGCAGTGTTCGTAGACTGGGCTGGCGTGTGGGCGATCTTATTGCCGACGATTAAGCTATCTACTTTGTTGTAAAGATCCTGTAAAGTGCCATCATTTGTAATAGTAATATCATAATCACGTTCTAACCAATCCCACTCAGATTGATGTGCACCTTTGGATTGCATTTCTTTTTTAGTGGGCATATGTCCACGCTGTACACAAAGTATAATGCCACCATGTGCTTTTATAGTTTTCATTTCATTTATAAATCTAGTATCTGATATTACTGTATTTTGTCCTTTGTATCTACCCATACAACTGTCTAGCCATATACCATCATACATTTGTCCACGCATTACTTCTGTTCCAAAATGCTGTAGAACCCACCTTGGTGTAACAGGTTTCCCTAATCTTTCACTCCAATAAGCATCGGGCTGTTCTCGCCAATGTCTGCTTGATACAGTATCACCTTCTAACATTTCTCTATCCCAGTTAAACATGGCGGCCACAGCATCTTTTAAACTTTTAGCAAAACTGTCTTTTATATACCCGTGTTGTTGCACTAGTCTTTCTGCGACTGTGTCTTTACCAGAACCTATTAGCCCTACAATTCCTATTAGCATCTATTGATTATACTTTTTTTTGACTGGTTTTTCAAGTATTTTTTTTGCAATTTCGTACCAGTATACGCCGCTTGATCTTAATTGTGTATTTTGTTTTCTAAGCCTGTTCAATTTTCTTTTTACATTAGTAAACTTTTTTGCTGTCATGTTTGGATCGGTAGAAAGTTCTGCGATGATTTCATCAATCACAGGGCAACTGTATTCTGGAATTTTGGGGGCACGTGTTTTAAGTTTATGTAACGTAAATTTTTTCATGTATGTTAATTATTCTTAAGACGTTTTTCTATTTCTTTTTTGGCTTCTCTAGCAGATTCTATAATTTGACGTCTTATGCTTTTTTTGTTTTCCTTTAAAGCGTGAATGCTCATTCTTTCCAAATCCTCAACAACATTTTCTAGTTCTTCTAGAGTGAGATCTGCATAAGTTCTGTAACGGTCTTGTTCTAACATGCCGTTATTATTTAAAGTGATTTGTTTTAGAATTAACCAATAACAAAACTGTGAGGTGAGCCACCTTCTGCAAAATTGCCAATTTCAGTGTCTAGTCTTTCCATTTCAGCAAGTCCTTGCTGTTTAAGTTCAGCACCATTAAGTGTTGTGCCTCCTTGGGGACCTGCAATGGTGTTGAATTTACCTCTTGCTTCTCCTAGCATTGTTTTGGAAACTGCAAGTGTATAATCTCTGATCCATGGTTTTGCATATATGTCTTTAAAAAGTGTTATGTCAGGTCTAAAATTATCAGTATGCATTAATACTGTTTCTGAATCTGCTCTTGGTCTTTGTGTGATTGTTAATTTTTTTGTGGCTACATCATAATGAAATTGTATGAATGAACCAAACAATTTACCTACCAATTCTTGATAAGAAGCAAAAGCATAGTAAGTGGCTAGACCACCTGTAGCACCTGCTCTCAATAGGTATGTGTTTGTGTATGCTAAATTGAATGGTTCAAACAATGTACCACCTTCGCCACCTTCAGTCCTTGAACCTACAGTTCTTCTATGTAATCTTCTGACATTTATAACTTCATCTGGTAAAATATATGTGTTTTGATCTTCTTTCAACTGTAAAAAAGCATATGACTCTTCCACAGCATTTGAACTACGCTGTCTGTATCTATCTATGGCTCTAGTTAGCGCCGTTTGATAGTGTTTAGGGTCTAATTCAACGTCAATCATACCCTCACCTAGATTATTTTTTACATAATCAAATATTTCTTGTTGACCTGTTTGAAGTTCTGACATACACATATTTATAGGTTTGACGTATGCAATAAATATGTATGATATGCCAAGATTATCCATTTTTAAGCCTGAGAAAGGCGCCGACTATAAATTCTTTGATCGCAACATCAAAGAGATGTTTACTGTGGGTGGAACAGATTTACACTTTCACAAATACATAGGGCCTTACGATCAAGGAGACACAAACAAAGACGGAGAAGCTTCTCCAACACAACCACAGTATTCTGGTGACAGTCTAAATGAAAGAACCATACAAGATTTACTATTTTTGGAAAATAGAGATAGAAAATATGACGCTGATGTATACACAATTCGTGGAATATACAATGTTCAAGATATAGATTTCAACCTTTCACAATTTGGAATGTTTTTACAAAATGATACATTATTTGTGACTGTGCATCTAAATGACAGTGTTGAAAGATTAGGAAGAAAACCAATGAGTGGTGATGTAATTGAGTTTCCACATATGAAAGATGATTTCAGTTTAGACGAATCCATACCAATTGCATTGAAAAGATATTATGTAGTAGAAGATGTAAACAGAGCCGCCGAAGGATTTTCACAAACATATTGGCCACATTTATTGAGATTGAAATTAAAATCATTAGTAGATTCTCAAGAATACAGAGACATTTTAGGAGACGCCACAACTACTGGATCTTTGGCAAGTTATATGTCCACTTTCAATAGAGAAAAAACAATTAGTGATCAAGTATTAGCACAAGCAGAAGCAGATTCACCTAAAGCAGGATTTAATTACAAGCAATACTATGTTGCTCCTATTGATGAAAGAGGCAACATTAGAACAGATAATGTAAACTCCACAGATAGAATTTCTAGTGATAAAAATATAAATGCAACAATAGATACACCAGCGGCTAGCCATTATGGATTTTATTTAGACGGCGACGGCGTAGCACCAAACGGAAATCCTGCAGGATTTGGAATATCGTTTCCAAATGCAAACGTTGAAAAGGGAGATTATTTCTTGAGAACAGATTACTTGCCAAATAGACTGTTTAGATATGACGGTAACCGATGGGTTAAGGTCGAAGATTCTGTAAGGATAACTACAACAAACACTGATACAAGATCAACACAAAAAACTGGCTTTGTGAATTCATCAGGAACAACAACTATTAACGGTTTGACAGTTGATCAAAGACAGTCATTAGAGAATGCACTTAAACCAAAGGCTGACAATTAATGTTACATTTTTATTCAGGACAGGTTAGAAGATTTTTAACGCAGTTTATGCGAATACTGAACAATTTCAGTGTTGAGACTGGGAGAGGTAAGGACGATGAAATAGCATTACGTCCTGTGCCTGTTGTGTACGGAGATGCGACAAGACAAGTTTCTAACATAATTAGAAACAATTCAGAAAATGCCTTAAATTATGCACCAAAAATTGCTTGTTATATAAGAGAATTAAATTACGATAGAGAAAGAATGCAAAATCCTTATCACGTTGAAAAACAACATCTTAGAGAAAGAGATGTTTTAGAGGACGGCACTTATAGTAATAAACTAGGTGCTGGATATACTGTGGAAAAAGTAATGCCTTCGCCTTTTAGATTAGAAGTCACAGCAGACATTTACAGTTCAAACACAGATCAAAAATTACAAATTATGGAACAAATATTATATTTGTTCAATCCTGATTTTGAAATACAAAAATCAGACAACTACATTGACTGGACTAGTCTAAGTTATGTTGAACTTACCGGGATCACATTTAGTTCGAGAACTATTCCTGTTGGTGCTGACACAGAAATTGATGTGGCCACAATGACATTCAGTATGCCAATATGGTTGTCGCCTCCTGTAAAAGTTAAAAAACTTGGAGTGGTACAAAAAATTATAATGAGCATTTACGATGACGATGGCGGCATCAACAAAGGATTAATAAGTGGTCCGTTGATATCACAAAGTTTTATTACACCAAACAATTTTGGATTATTAGTGACAGGAAATCAATTGAGATTGCTAGGCACAACTGGAGTAAATGTCTCATCAGGTGGTGACGGATTTGCCACTGGGGCAACTGAACCTTCGTTGGCTGACCCTTTTGAAACATTTGGCCCTCCCGTGAATTGGAAAGTGCTTTTGGACCAATACGGAAAAGTGAGAAACGGGACAAGTCAGATTAGATTACAACAACCAACCGGCAATGAAATAGTTGGTACTATTGCTACTAGTAGTTTAGATGATACAATTTTATTATATACTATTGACGATGACACTATTCCAGCAAACACATTAACAGCAGTTAAAAAAATTGTAAATCCAACAACGTTTGCACCAGGCACACCTGCTGATGGAGACAGATATTTGATAATTGACGAAATAGGTGATTCTACTGCAACGGTGCAAAGTTCAACGTGGGGTACATTGATTGCAAGTGTTGGAGACATAATTCAATACAATTCGTCTGAAAGCAGATGGCAGAAAGTGTTTGATGCTAGTAATCCTGACTCAACATTACATTATGTTACCAATTCAAATACAGGAATACAATATAGATTCACTGGCACAGAATGGGTGAAGTCTTATGAGGGCATATACAAACAAGGTAATTGGACTATTGTATTAGACGGTGGATTTACCGCAAACGACGATGCTTCAGGTCAAGACGCTACTACTCCATAAAAATACACGCTAAATTATAGTAATGATGAAACTACCTATGGCAGAATTCTATATTACCAATAGATGTAATTTAGATTGTGCATACTGCAATAGGCTTAATAATTACAATTTTAAAGGTCATTACGAATTAGATGCTTATCGAGAGTTATATACACAATGGAGTAAGATCATACAATTCCAAAAGTTATCTATATTAGGCGGAGAACCATTATTACATAAAGATCTTTTTAATTGGATATTATTTCTTAATAAAACTTGGCCAAAATCAGAAATTGAAATAGTCACAAATGGCACTATACTGAATAAAGTTAAGGGTCTATATAATTGTATTACTAGTTTAGACATAACTGTTTTACTTGATATTAATGTCCATAACTTTTCACAATTAGATAAAATTAATAACAATGTTCAAGAATTTCTGTTTAACGATTTTGACCGTAACCCAACAGATAATCATACCTATGATAATTTGTACACACATAAAAACTTAAAAGTAACTGTAAGAAAAGCAACGGCCCAACACGCGGCGGTTATTAAAAAAACTGATAATGGACTATCTGTTCACAATAGTGATGTAAACAAAGCACATGATGTATGTACAATGAAATATTGTCACCATTTTGTAGATGGCAAATTATATAAATGTGGAATACCTGTGGTAGTAAAAGAGTTTGCAAAACAACACAAAGTTAATTTTACAAAAGATCAAATAGAGATTTTGAAAACAAATGTTGGATTAAGTGTTGATGATGTAAAAAGTATGGATCAAAATAAGTTGAACGATACGTTAAGACAACCAATAGCTTTTTGTAATTTTTGTCCAGAAGAAATTACTTATAATGAGATTGAAGCAAAATCTGGTTACACAAAAATAGGCATAAAAACAATATGAAAGAAAATATAATTTGTTCTGGTGCATTATTCTATGCTACAAGTACTAAACGTTTTCTATTTTTGCAGAGAACAGATGAAAAAACTCAAGGCACTTGGGGCTTGGTAGGTGGATTAGCAAGAAACACTGAATCAGCTTTTGAGGGTCTCAAAAGAGAAATTAACGAAGAAGTTGGAGACACACCCACTTACAAAAAACTTATACCATTAGAACTGTTTACCAGTAATGATCAAAAGTTTTTCTTTCATACATATCTTATTGCAGTTGACAATGAATTTATTCCAAAACTCAACAGCGAGCATTCAGGATATTGTTGGTGTGCTTTTGAATGTTGGCCAAAAAATCTACACGGTGGTTTGAGAAATACTTTGAACAATAAAAGTATAAAAGGTAAATTACAGACTATACTAGATTTAATTGTCTAAAAAAAAAGGCGACCCTAAAGCCGCCTTTTGTTCTACTAAAAAGTATTAATATTTATTAGTTGTTTGTTCTCACTGCACAGTTTACCAATTTGATTCCTGTGTCGCTTGAATTTTCCAATGCTCTACCAATAACATTAAATGGTGAAATTGATTCACCTATTGCTACTGCTCTCGCACAACCTTTTATTGATGAAGTAACTAATCTTTGACCCTTAGTTACTGCACCTGCTACTCTTACAGGAGTTCTTCCTGTCATTGCAACAAATGGATGTGAATCGTTGTTACCTGCACCGGCATTCATAGCATAAGCTGGTTGAGTAGATATTACGCCAAAAACATTTTCAGACATTTCTGAAGTTGTTTCTGTAATTTCTGCCTCACCACCTACTTCTACTACTGCACCTTCTGCCATAGGAGCGTCTGCTTCAAAACGCTCCGCAACGTCCGCGTATTGAGCTGAAGTTGACGTAGCGTGTACTACATTAGCTCGCACGTCTACAAGAGAAAAGTCTGTTTGTGGACTGTTTCCTGTACTTTGCGATCTAAGTGCTGTGAAAGCACCACCTGCGTTTCCGTGAATAGTTGTACCGTCATCTGCAAAAGTTTCGTCCCATACCCAGAAAAGATCTTGTTCAGTGGCAGTTGAAGCATCACCTCTGTTGACCTTCAAGCCTGAGAAACTTGGCATTCCTGAATTAGCAGATACGTTTCTGTTTACTTCAATTACATTGTCTTCAACTGATATTGAGGTTGTGTTGATAATGGTTTCTGTTCCGTCTACTGTCAAGTTACCAGCAACTCTCATATCGTTTGTAACAATTGTTTCACCTGTTGCTGTGATTGTACATGTTCCAGAAGAAGCTATTGTTAGGTTTGTTCCGTTACCTTCAATTTTTTCTCCATCATCTCCAAATGTAAGTCCTATGTTTGCAGGTAAGTTTACATCTCCTGTTGCACAAGTTAAATTGATATCCTCACCTGAATTGATAGTTAAGGCTGTACCGTTAGAAGTAATTTTTTCGTTGTCATCTACAAAACGTAGTGGTATACCACTAGGTACTACAATTGCTGTGCCTGCTGTTAGGTTTAATAATGCACTTGAATTGATAGTTAAGTCTGTACCGTCTCCTTCAATCTTCTCACCGTCATTACCAAATGTTAAACCAATGTCTGCACCAATGTTAATGTCTCCAGCTGATCCAACAGTGATAGTCAAGTCAGTACCGTCTGATTCTATTTTTTCTGTGCCTGCAAAAGTTAATCCAATGTTTACTGGTATGTTGACATCTGCACCTGCATTTAGGTCAATGTCACCTGTTCCTTTTGCTGTAAAGGCCATTCCAATGTTGGTGTCGTCACCTGTAGCCGCAAGTATTGGTGAATTGCCTGTGTCTTTGTTTGTGATTTTGAATTCATTTACAGCTGATGACGTTTGTCCAAATACTAGTAATTGATTTCCGTTTGCATCAGCAAGAAATCCTGTATCTGCAAATTTTGGTGCTGTTAATGTTTTGTTTGTTAACGTTAATGTCTCTGCCGCTTGGTCATCAACGTATTTTTTATTTGCGAACTGACCGTCAGCACTTGGTGCCGAGGTTGTTCCGCCTGTTATGGTATTAGCTGAAGCTGATATTACAATATCACCAACTTCTAAACCGTTGTTAACTCTAAAGTTACGTGTTGTCATGGTTCCATATCTCCCGCATGATTGTTATTATTATGTTATTTATCCAGCTAGTGTTGAAATTCTATAGCCTGACACAGTTGTACTACCACCTGACGTACTTGAAGCAAAAAGCTCTAAACTGTTTTCACTAGAAGTATCAAAAGCCGCTGTAAATTCAAGTTGGGTTGTACCTTTACTTGACACAAAAGGTCCATTTGCAATCGCTGGCACTCCAGGTGTAGCGGCTGTGTATACCTCTTGAATACTGTATGCACCCTCTGTTCCGTTAGCACCAACTATAAAATATACAGCACCATTTGCATCATCAAGATCCATCAAATCAATAGCAGTTGCCGTAGAACTTATAGTAACAGCGGCAAATGCTTTTTGGTTGGCATTACTTTCTGCTGTCATGTTATCTTTCAATAATATTTTGTGGATTGTTAAATTTAAATTTGTTTCAAGTCCCGCGGCACTGACTACAACATTGTCACCTGATATTGCCGCTGTCAGCGTTATCAATGGATCTCCGCCAGAACTGTTGTTTCCATATGAGGTTATGTATGCATCAGATCCGTCGTGTACAACTAATGCTTCAACTACGTCTACTTCAGTCTTACTATCATTGTCTACACTGATAAAGTATTTTGCACCTCTAAATGTTGCATGTGCAAAAGTATCAATAGCTTCTGAAGCAGAGTCAACATCTGTATTGCTGGTTGTGACAGTGTTACCACGTGTGGCATCTGCTGTGCTTGATGACATTGCAACTTTGTAAAAACTTGCTTTACAATCAGCTGATGTTCCTGCGGCTCTTAATCTGAATTGTCCATTAGTGACATCTGTAGATAATGTTGGCACAGTGCCTCCGCCTGCTGACTCTAGCCCTCTTCTGTTTCCTACAAATGATGCAGTATCGTTATTTGTTATTGCTAACATTTCTGAACTTATGACCTCATTCACAAGGTCATTGTGTACCAAGAAGTAGAAAGCACTATCAATAAAAGTTGCATTAATACTGTCTATTGTTCTTGCTGATGTGCCTAGTGATTTGTTATTTCGTACAGTTGCCAATGTGTCATCTGATACTGTGGTTGCAACAGTATCAAAGGACAAAGTTCCTGCCCCGTCAGTGACTAATGCTTGGCCACTTGATCCATCTGCGGTTGGCAAATTGAACGCAGTGCCACCTGAAGTAATGACAAGTTTACTGCCGT